GCGATGACACCATATTTCCCGACGATTGAGACTGTTCCGCCGTCCGAGAACTTCGTTCCGACTTATGCCGTGTTCGTCGTCGCGCCCAACCAGATCGGCGGCGCGCCTTCCTGGAACAATTTCTTTATGGCACCGGACGTGATGTGTCTCGACGCCGCGCCATTCGTCACTAACGGATTTAACCCGAGCGCGCGTCTGCTCGCCTACAGATCGCCCGACATCGCGCTATTCACTCCACAGGCGGTCATGTTCCATTACGGGGCATACGTTCAATTTGGGCAACAGACCGGAAACACGTCGCCGGCATGGGTTGTCGGGAAGCTCTGGGACGTCTGCCTGACGACGGACTACATCGGCGAATCCGCGGTAATCGACGGGCGTTCCTTCCTCGCAATGGGCGGCAGCGATGGCACGACTCCGGGCTATACGGTCTGTACGGTCCTGATGGCGGCAGGCGCGCCAGAGGGAACGACGCGCACGGGAACGGTAAACCTGTTCGGGGATGGCGTGACGTGGGTGTCCGGCCAGAAATTTACAGCCGATATGGTCGGCGCGCCGATCACGATAGGCGGAACGTCGTACATCGTAAAGAGCTTCACCGACGATACGCACATCACTCTGACCACAGCCCTAACTATAGGATCTGGATTGACTTATGTAGCAACAGATCCGGATGTGGTCGAAACTGGAGGACAAAGCCCGCTATGCATCGCGGCGCCGGGCGGTATCGGCGGATCTTCGGTGTTCTCGAACTCCGGGCATTGATTTTCAAAACAGTACTAGGCGTTGTTGTGGGTACTATTGCAATTTGGTATTGTTTAGTCCAGAGGTTGAACATGCCGAACGATCACGAGAAAAAGCACAAGCCCCATACCGATGCTCCGGCCGATCCTCCTCCCGGGCCCACCGGCGACCCGGACGAGCAAACCTCGAGCGCTCCGACGGACCCGCCGCCCGGTCCGACCGGCGATGATGGAGACCAATAGTCCAGACCCGGGCGGGCTTGTTCATGTGTTCGTGGGCGCCGTGATTGCAGCGGCGGCAAAGTGGCTATGGGACCGTCTTGTTAAGACCGCGCGTCCCGCCCGGACGGAGCACTCCTCTGCATTCCTGCTGTCAGAAGTGCGACAGATCAGAGATGCAGTAGACGGCGTGGCCGGGACTGTTCAAGGTTTGGAAGATCGGGTAATGAGATTGGAACAGCGGCCGCGTCATCGTCCTGCTTCCAACGCCACAGATTAACCAAAAATCCGCAGCAGATGCAGATCTGAGTCAGCGTGAGGAAGTCGCCGGCAATCCTCCAAAGATCGGCGCTTCCTTGCCATTCCAAAAACCGCCAGAAGACTCCCCACTTTGTGGTGGACGCGTGCGTGGTCGCGATCAATAGCCAAAAGCCCCAGAACTCCCCATGATCCGCGATTTGTAATTCCATATGTATCGGGCGCGCAGCGCGCAGCCAGAACCACGCCGCCCAATACCCACCGGTCAGCCACATCAGCGCATATTGCCGGATCAGTAGGACATTCTGATACCAGTTGTCGCCAGGCCACCACCAGCAGATCCAGACCGGAATCAGTCCTACCATCGCAGCCCAGGCGATCAGCGCGGCGCGTTCCTCGATGAACGTGCGACGCCGCAGAAAGGCGAATAGCTCGAGCGTCGCTTCCGCTGTCAGGATGAAGATTATCAGGTATGCCGGGATCTGAACGAACATTTGCCAGGATGCGTCGTGCGGGAAGGATGGCGCGATGTTCATTGCCGCGGACGCGAACATCACGACGCCGAATCGCCACAGATACCCGATGTCCCGCCGCAAAAGTACCCAGATGATCCCTATCTGCATGAGGCCGAGTGTGGCCCGCAGCGCGTGGAACTCAAACATGATTCAGCGTATCACGTTGATTCAGTGTAAAATAGCACCAAATGCGAACTTCGAAGCTGTTGGAATTAGCGGCGCTGCTTAAACAATACGCGGAAACGGCATCCGGCACGCGTCGTATCATGGCGGATTCATTGGGAAAAACGGTCGAAGATGAGGCAAAAGCGCAGGAAGTCGAGAGCGAAAATCTAGAGTAAGTTCTGATACACTGGCTTCTGCGGTTCGCCGCTCCGTCGGCGGGGAGATGGCCGCCGCTCGTCTGGTTCCTCCCAAAGTTTCCAGCGGGCGGTTTAGCCGTTCCCGTCGACGGTAATAAAACTTTGGGAGGTTCCTTGAATATAGTATTTTGCACAACCTGTAAAGGTCGGGCGCACCACGTCAAACAGACTCTGCCGCAAAACCTTGCAGACAATCCAAACGCGAAATTCGTTCTTCTGAATTACAACTCCGGCGACGATCTGGTCAAGTATGTCATGGAACATCACGCTGCGGATCTGGCATCCGGACGGCTGGCACTGTATTCGACATTCGAGCCGGAACGGTTCGCAATGGCGCACGCGAAGAACATGGCGCACCGGCTGGGCATCGCCGAGGGCGGCGACGTCCTGGTTAATCTTGACGCCGACAACTTCGCCGGAAAGGGGTTCGCCGATTACCTAGAGAAGGAATTTTCTGCTGCGGCGTTTTGCGGGCAAGAGTACTTCATGTGGTCGCGGATGGTCAAAGGCGAGATGACGCGCGGCATCAATGGCCGCATGGCGGTAACCCGCAATGCTTTCCTCATGGCTGGCGGGTATGACGAGCGGTACAACACATGGGGTCCGGATGATGAGGATTTTAAAATCCGGCTTCGCGTGTTAGGGATTGAGTCGGCCGAGATTGACCGCCGCTTTCTACACGCCGTGAAGCACACCGACAAAGCGCGGTTCAAGGACTACCCAGAGGTAGCTGGAACGGCGTACGGCGAACGGTCGGCATGCAATCCGGCGAGCTCGATTGCCAATTTCGGCAAGGTGGGCATGGGCACGGTATGCCGCAATATCGCCGGAAAGCAGAGAGTAATTGGCGCATTGCCAACTAGAGTATTCGGGATCGGCATGCATAAGACCGGGACGACGTCGCTCGATAAGGCGTTCGGCATCCTGGGGATCAATTCGCATCATTGGGGTACCGCAAACTGGGCGCGCGATGTGTGGCAGCAGGTTACGCTCGATGGACGTTCGACATTGGTCGACCAGCATTATGCCTTTTGCGATCTACCGTTTACGATCCTATTTCGCCAACTTGATAAAGCCTATCCGGGCAGTAAGTTCATCCTGACGGTTCGGCCTGAGCACGACTGGCTACGAAGCGTCGAGCGACACTGGGACCCGGCAGTTAATCCGCACCGGAAATTCTGGGACATCGCGCCGTTCACTCACAAGATGCACCAGCTTCTATACGGCTGCAAGACTCCAGACCGGGCGACATTTGCCAAGCGCTATCACCGGCATAACGCAGAGGTATGGGAATATTTCAAGGATCGTCCTGGGGATCTGTTGACTTACCACTTGGGAGATGGCTGGAATAAGCTGTGCTGGTTTCTGGATAGGCCGGCGCCGAGCGTCCCATACCCGCACGAACTACGCAGCGAAGCGGCCAAAGCGGTATTGAACTACGAGATTTAAGGGAGGATGACAAATGGGAATCGAAGATACAGCAGCCGATGTGCCAATGCCAGAAGAAACGCGCGCGGAGATCGACGAAATATTAAAGCGCATCCGCAAGCGGCATCACAAGCCGGACCAGCGCAGGAAGCGGAAGCACCAGAAACGCAAATTGAAGAGAGAGGCGGCAAAGGCATGAGACTACTTCTACTGGCTTTAGTGGGATGCGCCTATTCCCAGACGTGCCAATACCAAATGATCGGCTCCGCGTCGGGTGCTGTCCAGGTTTTTCGCAACGGCAGGCTACTGCGGCAGGGCGCTGATTTCACCTTTAGCAGGCCACCGGGCAAGATGGCGATAGTTTCGCCGCTGGTCTATTCCATCGGTGACCAGTTCTCTGTCGTTTTTCCGCACAGGCTCTCCCTTTCAACTACGATCAACGGCGTGGCAGTGCCTTATGTAAGCTATCAACAATGGATCGAGAACTGGGCATGCGCGGAGGGCAATACGCCGCCGGATTCAAGCGTTAGAATCTCCTGTAAGTCGGGAATAGTCAAGGTCGGTACCGACATCACGGCCGCGGCGCAGACGCAGGAAATCGAGATCATGAACAACGTGCCCGGAAGCCAGCGCTGGGAGCAGATTCAGCTTTGCATCACTGATCGATTCCTTGGGCAGACGCGCGTCACAGCCTCAATGGGCAGACCTGGGACTAATCACAATGAAATGACCGGCACAGATGTACCGATGGCAGACAGCAGCGGAAACGCCGTATGTTGGACTTCCCGCCCGACGCCGGGGCAGTTCATCGGGCCGTATTCGGTGGTTATAGCCTTAAATGCGTGGTCCAAGGACCCAGTAAGCGGCGCGGAAATCCCAGGAGATCTCAGCAAATTAACATCCGGATCTTTGACGTGGGAAGCGTGCGGATATCAGGGGATAATCGGCAACTTGAACGTTGCAGGGCAGTCCACTAAACCCGTGATTCTGCAATGCTCCGGCAGCGATTCCCACATCGATCCGGTAACTGGCAAAACGTACGTTGCCGATTGCACTGGGATGCTATGGGCCAAACTTCCGGGGCTGTCCATTCTGGGCGTATTGGCGGACGTGGGCCCGCATGATCCGGCATCTCATCAGATTTGGCGACCAATTCCGAACTACGTAAAATAATCCCGAAATAATCCTTGACATCTATATCCGCCTGACGGATACTTCAATCAGGAGATAGCAGGCGATGTTAGAAAAAATTCCAGGAAATCCCACCGAAGCTGGACCGGATACAAACGTCACCGAACCTGAGCCGGACTGGGATGATCTGATGTGCTACGCGCGCGAGGAACTGCAATTCGCGCAGACTCGGCATCGGGCGAAGACGGCCGCCGACCGCAGGCAGATTGTCCTTGCAATCATGCGCGCCGAATCGTTCCTCGAATCCGCCAAAGACGAACTCAAAAAGATGGAGTTGAACCGTGCAAGATAATCTGGAGGAACTGATGGGCGATCTGATGGAGGCGCTTAACGCGGCTCGTCCTTTATCGGATATCCAGCATTCGTTAACTCTGGCGCTTACCGCCGCCATTCGAGAAATACACCACAACGAGGAGGCCTCCCGTGCAAGGTAAAGGCTGGCAGGCGTTCGTCGACCATCTGGCGGATAACGCGCGGCGCTACGAGCGGCGGCGCAGGCATGAAGCGGTCGGGCGCGTGCTATATGCGGTCATATTCTCCGCTCTGGTCACGTTTGGAGCGGGGTTAATCCTGCAATATCTGAAGGTGTTATGAACTCCAACGAATTGTTCGCGCGCGAAAAGAAAGCGGCGAAGCTGGCCGCAGTTCTTCTGAAGTGCGGCGCTACCGAAGAGGACGTACTCAACGCTACGCCGGAACAATGGGCGATGGCAGCGGAAGCGGCTGGATGCCATCCGCCGCACAGCCAAGCCACTATCGATTTAGTTTTGAAGTTCATGCAGAAGGAGGTGATCGAAGAACAAACGTCGGATGTTCGCGCCGAGGGGGGATTCGGGTCCCCCTTCGTAAATTATAAGACAGCGGCAGAGGAAGCGGACGAAGCAGCCGCAGCAAACCAGGCCGAAGCAGACGCCGAAGAGAAGGCCGAAGCGCAATGGCTGGAAAATCAAATGAGTGAGACGGGCGCGGATCGCTGCCCGCCAAGGGAGTAATGATGAAGAAACTTGACCCTATCGAACGCGCGCTTGACGCATATTTCGAGCTTGACGACATGCAGCGCCGAACGTTCCACGCGACCATTGTTCACGTTCAGCGAGAACGAGAGCGCTACGTCGGAACGACTGCCGAGATTGTTCCGAATACGCCGAAGCGGGGGCGCCCGGTCGGCAGCAAGAACCGGAAGGTCACGCTGTCAGAACCCGCTTCGCCGCTTTCGCCCGAAGGCTTCGACGCTACCGCGCTGTTCGCCGGAAATGGCGCACCGACGGAGGGGTTATGAATAGAACAATCGGAAGTGTCAGTATCTTCTTGGGAGACACGAACCGTGAAGAATCTGTATGCATTGCCGTGATTGGTGGCGTATTTATTCACGGCACGCTTGATGAAATTATCGACTTCGCCAGCGAAATCATGGAAGAGGCGACGAAGCGTCAAGAGGTAATGGCGATATGACGCAGGAAGAATTCAAGCGGTCCGTAGATGACGACGTGCGCGGGCTGATCCGGCGCGGCGAAGAGAAGGCAATCGCCCATCAGCCCAGCGTCATCGAGGTTATCCAGGCGCTAGCAGTCGACGAGCGCGTTAACGTCGAGAAACTGGCAGCGCTCATGGGGCTGCAGGAGCGGGCCGAAGCACGCGAAGCAGAGCGGCAGTTCAATATTGACTTTGCGGGCGCAATGTCCGAGATGCCCACGATTCGGAAGGACAAAGCCAAAGACATGGGCGGCAAGGGTTCTATCCCTTACGCTTCCTATGAGCAGCTTGACCGAATCATCCGGCCGATTGAGCAGAAGTACGGATTCTGTCGGACGTTCTCGACCGCGCCGCTTGAAAAGTCGGGTAGCCTAATGACAGTTACGCTGGTTCATCGCGGCGGCCATAGCAGAAGCTCGACGCGGTACCAATCACCGGACGGTGGGCCCGGGCGCAACGATGCGCAGGCGCAGGGCAGCGCCGACAGCTACAACAAGCGGTATCTGACAATCGGGATATGGAACATCGTCACGGTTGGCGCGGACGATGACGGCATGCGGGCTGGCGCAATCTCACAGGATCAGGTCGACGATATCAACTCGCTTATCAGCGAGATCGGAATGTCAGCGGCTGGCCGCGCGGCATTCTTCCAACTCGCAGACGTTCGCACGGTCGAAGAGATTCCGCAACGCCGCTACAAGGACATCATGCAGGCGCTGGCTAGCAAACGGAGGGCGCAGGCGAAATGATTATCCATAATTGCGAACAGGGTACCCAGGAATGGCATGAACTGCGATGCGGCGTACCGACTGCTTCGGAGTTCTCGAAGATCCTCACGCCTAAGAAACTAGAGTTAAGCTCGCAGGCACCGGGCTACATGTACCGCCTGCTGGGCGAGTGGATGACCGGCCACGCGCAGGAGATGATCGAGACGGAATACATGCAGATCGGGAAGGAACTGGAAGATCGTGCGGTAAAAGCATACTGCTTCCAGGCCGAATGTGCGGTAGAAAAGATCGGCTTCGTCACGACCGATTGCGGTCGATTCGGTTGCTCGCCGGATCGCTTCGTAGTGGGCGCGCCGGGCGGGTTGGAGATCAAGACGCACCCCCAGGCAATCGGCGTTCATGTCCAAGCGATGATCGAGCGCGCGATGTCCGACGCACACAAGGCGCAGGTGCAGGGATGCTTATGGATCTGCGAGCGGGAATATTGGGATCTGGTTTCCTATTCGGAAGAATTGCCAGCCGTCATCGTGCGAGTTACGCGCGACGAGAAGTACATCAAGGCGCTGTCTGCCGCGCTGGATGCGTTCTCCGAAACGATGATGAAGCTTCGCGAGAAGTTGGCGCAGGAGTATGGGCCATTCGAGCGCAAGAAACCACTGCCGGACCGGTTCGACGGGATGGGCGTGAGCGATGACGATATTGACGCGCTGATTCAGAACGGCGCGATTATTCCGCAATCTTAAAGTTATGGGCGCATACTTACTGGGAGCCTGGCTATCTCAAATCTTCAGGATTCCCAAATGCGCCCACCAGTTTCCCGCCGGTTCGAGCAGGGCACAAGGAGACCTTCCACTGCTAACGCCACCAATGCCCGGAGGCTCGATGAAGTCCGGCGGGATTTAATTTATGACAGAAGACGAATTCAGGGAGATGGAGCGACGCATGGCAATCAACCGCGGGGAAATAACCGTACCAGATTCACATATCGGCGTAGAATCCTTCGACGCGTCCGTTGAATGGCCCGAGCACATGATCGAGGCCGAATGCACGAGATTGCTCGAGACGGATGGCTGGCGCGCGCTGCGCACTGATCCAGTAAGCGACCGCGGCAGGGGCAAGGGCTTCGGCGAGCCGGGGATGGCAGACCATTTGTACATCCGGTATAGCTTTTCGACTCCACAGGAATGGCTAGAAGAACCCACACGAACCCCCGGCGATACGGTAGCCAGAGCCAGCCAATCTCAGGTTCTCTGGATCGAGTTTAAGCGACCAGGAGAGAAACCGGCCAAGCATCAGACCGAATGGCACACGAAAGAGCGGGCACGCGGCGCACTTACGTGGATCGCAGGCGAAGACTTCCCAGCATCGGTCGCCGGATTTGTGGAGCATTACCGCAAGAGTGGATTAAATCGAGGGAGGATATAGATGGACTTGCCGCAGATAGACTCCGAGATACAGAAAAGCGATGCACTGGCGGCGCTGTTCCGCCGCATGGATAAGCTCGGCTGGCCGAAATACGAGGACGATTCCCGAACTCTGCATGGTCCGGGCTCGCGAATTTCTGGACGGGGCAAAGGCGATCTACCCAAATGCTTAAGCCTACAATTGACCGTCTGACAATTGAGCTATGCGAAGCGCAGAAGGAGATTTCGCAGCTTCGCGCCGAACTCCGCGCGGCGGTGGATGCGCTGCGGATACATGCGTACGGCAGACCGCTGTCAATCGCGTCCAACATCGTCGCCGCCTATGACGCGAATCACCCGGAGGTCAAATGATTGAACTTCCGAACGGTCAACTCGTCGAGACGGCCGAAGAACGCGAAGCGCGCATCAGCGTGCGCGAATTTCACTTCGGACGGTACCGCAAGGAACTCCCAGAGATTGCCAAGCCGGAACTATCCGATCAGCCTGGGATTGAAAAAGAGCATACTGAAGTGCGCCGAAAGCCGAGCAGCACGGGCCCGGGTTACGGTGTTACTGCCGCCGGCAAGAAGAGTCACCACAAGCTGCATAAGTGCGAGGATTGCCCGGCGATCTGCTCCGGATCTTCGCCACGTTGCCCAGAGTGCCGGGTGGCGCGGCGCAAACTGAAGCAAGGCGCGGCACAGCATAAGATCTACATGCGCAACAAGGCGGCGACTCTGCCATCGGTCGCACTGCTGGAAGCGCTGGCGCAGTGAGCACGTTCAGGATAATTTGCGCCGATGTGCTCGACGGGCTACGCTCGCTTCCTGATGAGTCTGTCCACTGCTGCGTTACATCGCCGCCGTATTGGGGGCTACGCGATTATGGCGTCGTCGGCCAGTTGGGGCTAGAGCGCACGCCAGAGGAGTACGTTGCCGCGATGGTCGGCGTATTCCGCGAAGTGCGGCGCGTGCTGCGGGCAGATGGCACCTGTTGGGTTAACCTGGGCGATTCGTATACCAGCGGCGGGCGCTCCTCATTTGGCACATGGGCGGAAGGTTCAAAGCAGGCTACCCACACGGCCATCAAAGAAGCGCGGCGCGCGGCTCAACCGGAAGGACTCAAGCCGAAGGATCTCGTTGGTATCCCCTGGCGCGTCGCCTTCGCGCTGCAAGCGGACGGCTGGTATCTCCGCAGCGACATCATCTGGCACAAGCCCAACCCGATGCCGGAGAGCGTCACAGATCGCCCGACGAAGGCGCATGAATATCTATTCCTGCTGACGCGCAGCGCGCGGTATTTCTACGATGCGGACGCCATCAAAGAACCCGGAGTCGCCATTAACGAGCACGACGCGACGGGCCCCGGATATTCTGCCCCTGGGCAGACCCCACAAACGGGGACGCGAAAGACGGACAAGCAGCGCGGTCACGGGCGCCGGCACGCCGGATTCAATGACCGATGGGATGCAATGGAGAAATCCGAGCAGTGCTCCACGCTGCGCAACAAGCGGGACGTGTGGACGATCGGTACTCACGCCTACCCTGACGCGCACTTCGCCGTCATGCCAACGCAGCTCGTCGAGCCTTGCGTGATGGCAGGCAGCCCGTCAGGCGGCACGGTGCTCGATCCGTTCGCGGGTAGCGGCACTGTCGGGGTGGTGGCACTCCGGCACGGGCGAGACTTCATCGGCTGCGAACTAAACCCGACGTACGCGGAGATTTCGCGCCGGCGAATTATCGGGGACATGCCCATGTTTAACTCTGAGGCGACCGCGTGAACCATGTACAATCTAGGCTAGACAGAACGCCGGAATCGGCGTATTATATCCGTGGTGTCGTTGTCGGGCTAGCTACCTGGACACTACGGATCGTCGGGCTCGGCTGGGGCGTACCTCTTTTCCGCTGCCAGCCGACCCGGCATGACGAGAAAAGAGGAAAACTTGAAGGCCCTACCGTATTTTAAATGGTACCCGGCTGACGCCGAGTGCGACCAAAACTTCCGCGCAATGGACGATGCCGACATCGGATTTTATATCCGCTGCCTGAATCATGCATGGATAAACGGAAGCCTCCCAGCCGACCCAAAGGAGCGCGCGCGCGTCCTTCGTACACGTCTCGACACCGCAAATAAGCGATGGGTTCGGGTAGGAAAGTGCTTTGTAAATTCGACTTTGTACCCCGAACAGTTGATCAATTTGCGACAAGAAACGGAGAGGAGCTTGGCAAGTCTGAAGAGCCTAAAAGCAGCAGAATCAGTAAATCATCGCTACGAACGTAATACGAACGAAGCTCTACGCGCGCTCGCGACAGAGTCAGAGACAGAGTCAGAGACAGATACAAAGAAAGAAACACACACACAAATACCTTGCGTGCGCGCGGCTCTGCCGAGCCTGAGAAAACCGAACGCCGATGATTTGAACGGGCAGACGTCGCCGAACTTTGAGCAGTGGTTCGCCATCTGGGCAGGCGTCCGCGGAAACGCGTACCGGCCGCATGCGTTCCAGGCGTACGTCTCCACGGTGCTGCTCGCCCGGGAATCCGATGCGATGGAATGCGCGCAATCTTACGTCGCTGGACCCGGTTCAGATTCGAGCCACGGATACCGCCCGGACAACTTCCTGTACGAGATGGCGAGGGATTCCTTCAAAACCAGGTGGCCGACGCAACAGAGAGCCCCAGAACGCCGGGAAACGGCAATTGAGAGCGCGATACGGAAGGCAAAAGAGGCTAAAAATGGAACTCGATGAATCCTTGCAGTTCATAGCGCGGCTTTCGCGCACCAAAAACTATCCGAAAGACGAATCCGGACTGGTCGGACTGGCCGAGGGATTGATCCAGGCGGCGGCAGCGACCGGTGCCAACCCGCAGCAGATCGTCATGGTATGCGCCACCACTAGCGAATGGTGCCCAACTGATTTCGATCTGATGACGGTCGCAAAGCAAATCCGCGACGAGCAGAAGCGGGCGCAGGAGGCGCTGGAACCATCGCTTGAGCATCAATGGCGCCAGACGTACGGACCGCCGAAGCCGTTTGACTGGAAGGCGCTGGATACCGAGAAAGTGAAGTTCACCCGCGCACGCGAAAAGAAGCTCTATGCGGCGATCAAGGCGCATCATCCGGAAGAACTCACATGGGCAGGAATGATCGAAGCGGCGCGTGAACTCGGCTATGACGATTATGCCGACGCATGGGCGCGCGGGATGAAGTAATGCTAGGTAAGCGGAAATTTTCGGCGCAGCATATCCTGAACCTTCGCGTGGCGCATCAGATCCGGCGCGAGAAAGGGCTACGGCGCAAGCGCACTAAGGGTCCTATCCCGCATGGGAAATATTACGGGTATACCGGCCGTGGATGCCGTTGCGAAGCCTGCACTAAGGCCAACCGGGACCACCAGCGCGCTTATGAGTCGATTGGGAAACGAGATTATCACAAGCCCGGGCGGAAGCGCGGGCGGCGGTGCTTGCATTGCGGCCGCAACAGCGGGACAGATAGGCGCCGTAAGTACTGCTGCGAGCAATGCCGCATTGAAGCTAACGTACCAGTACGCCGCGCCACGTGGGCAAAAAGTAAAAGACTTCACAAATTGCTTGACACTATCCGCGTGGCGGATTAGTATTAGTCGATGCGTAAACACCTTTTGCTAAGTTTCTTCCTGTTCTGCCTGATGGCAGTTCAGGGATTCTCACAATCTCTTCCAGTTATTCAATCGATGTCGCCAGGCGGTTCCGGAGCGTCGGTTACCTACTCCGTTACCGCCGCATTTACCAGCCCGTCGAACGCGAAGCAGGTATGGCTGAAATTCGGCGACATCGCGGGCGGCTGCAATGTGCTGTGGCAATTCACGACCAACGCAGTCTTTCTGCTTTCCAGCGATGCATCAACATGGGGGCCAGGTGCTCAGATGGGCAGCGGCGGAACGCAATCGAACCCGCAGTGCAACTTTACCAATGCAAGCGCGGGCTATACCTTTTCCGGCAATTCGGTTGCGGCTCATGTAACTCTGAATTTCCTTCCCGCTTTTGCTGGACCACGCGCAATCTCAGCGCAGGCATACAGCGTTGACGGAACCACTTCGGCATGGGCGAGCGCGTCTTCCCCTTGGACCGTTCCCGGGAACAGCGGACCGCCGGTAGTTAACTCCGTTTACGCTGGATCTGAATCGAGTCAAATAACCCGTACTTTCACGATATTCGGAACTGATCCGGCCGGATCGTCGAATGTGATGTACCAGTTGATTCAGTTTGGCGGCACGGTGAACGGGTTCAATCTTTTATTCGAACCGAATTTGAATCGCGTGAGTCTGCTTAACGACGCGGGAACAAGCTGGGGCACTCCACTTACTCTTGGAACTAGCGGCGTCCTCGAAAATTCACAGGGCAGCATCCAACTATCCACTGCGGGTAAGACGCTATTCACTAACGGCGCATCGTCCTTCGCGACGATTACCTTCAAGCCTGCATTCGCCGGAGCTCGCCCGATGGCCGGAATCATGTACGGATACAACGGACTTAACTCAGGCTGGTATAACGCCGGCACGTGGTCGATACCTTACGGAGAGGATAAGAATATGGTTATTGCCAGAGAATTTGAAGTTGCGCCGGAACCTGGAGAAGTGATTATGTCTAAGGTGAAATTAAAGCTGACCGGAGAAGCCCCGGACTCGCTGAAAGTCTATCACTTCAATGACCCGATTCAGGTTCAAATCCGCTTCGCAAAGCCCAACACTCAGGTCTGGGCAATTGAGCATCCGGTAGAAGAATTCCTGACGTCATCGTCTAGCTGTCCTGAATACGATGGTGGCGTCGTCGCTAAGGATGGCGCATGCCTGCTCGGCACCACCAATGCCAGCGGAGCGTTTGACTTCAATAGCACTATCAAGCCATTCACGAACACCCGGGCTATTCACTTCTATGTAGGGGCAAACACCCCAAACGCGACCGACCCACATATTACTGTTCCAGTAAATGAAGATGGATATATCGGAGCGGTATCTTACTGGGTAGTAGGATTGAACGGGCTTCCGACGCCGCCGGTCTGGTAACCATTTCAGGAGACAATCAAAATGACAATACGAATACTTACTCTCACTCTTCTCTCTCTCTTATCGGCGCTGGCGCAGGACCCGGTCGAGGGCGCAGACAGGCTTCCGTGGGCATTGATGGGCCATCAATACTGCGCAGTTCGCCGAGTCTTTCAGCACACACCTCCATTTACTTACCCGTACTATACCGACATCCCGCTTCCTGGTAAAGAAATCAGCGTAACTACGCTCATGCGTTCCGGTACAGATTGGCACACGCACCAGATATTCGACTCCGTCCAGCGGCCGACCGGGACATACAAAACTCCGATCGTCGCTAATACCGTGCTAACTTCGGATGGAAAAGAAGCCTGCGCTAATTTCGTATACAAGAATGCTGGCTTCAGCGGGATCATTGATACAGTGATGACGCCGACTGATCCGGCGCTGGAAACTACCAGGTGGTTTAACCGGCTCAAGGTTTCCGACCACGACTTATTCGGCAACAGTTATCCGCTTGTCCCGATGCGACCTAACGCGAACACAGGGCCATTAACCAGCCCGGTAGATAACCGGCACTGGGACCAAAACGGGCAGCCCGGATACTCCCGATATGGAACGGAAATAGGCGTCCACATGATGAAAGTTGCGATGGGAAATTTCGCACAAAGCAATCTGAACTCAAACCATGTAATCCCGCGTATTCTCCGCGGCGCTTTGCCGAACGGAGGATTGGCAGACAATGAAGTGGGTGCTGGCGGTACATCGCCGCTATTCGCATCGTGGGTTGTTAGGAACGACCCGGCAGAAACTCACCAATACGGGATGGAGTGGGATGTAGAAAATCCAGCCGTGACGGTAGGTGGAATGGGTCGACCTGCTGCCGAAATCTTAAACGCTTGGCTAGCATTCAAGGCATCAGTGCTCGTCGCTGGTTGCCGATTCGGCAAACTGAACCCGGACACCGGGCTGCCCATGACAGACACCAAAGACGGGTCTAACCAGTGGACAACCCGCCCAGTGGTTCATCTGAACTGTTACTTCGTCGCAGAATAATCCTATGACACCAGCAGAAATTCGCCACTTCAAGAATGTGGGCGCCGAAGAGGAACGCGCCTTCATTCGCAAGATAATCCGCAAGGCCAGAACCAATCTGGTGAGCCTTCTCGATCAACTCGACAAGCACGTCCTAGCGGTATCCAAGCGCAAAGGAGGCCTGGGCCGAAAATAATCTCGCCCACGTAGCGACGACCGGAGCGGGGCGATGAGCCAGTGAAAAGACTATATAGTATTTTGTTGGAATCGCCCCCGCTGCCCGCGCTGATAGCGTATGTGATTTGATGTACAATTGTCAACAATGGCCGGAAGACCAACATCCCACACACCAGAAGTCGAAGCAGAAATATTCACCCGCCTATCCGCCGGAGAATCTCTCCGCGCAATCTGCAAAGCCGAACACCTTCCGCCAGATCCCACTGTAAGGAATTGGATTGTCAACGATAAACCGCCCGGGATTTCTGCGCGTTACGCGCACGCGCGAGCGCTCGGACTGGATGCGATGGCAGAGGAGACGATTGAGATATCAGAGGAAAAAGACGACGATCCGGCCAGCCGGAGAGTGAGGGTAGACACCCGGAAGTGGTTGCTTTCAAAGCTCGCACCGAAGAAATACGGCGACAGAATCGAGATTGCCGGCGACAAAGAAAACCCGTTAGAGATCTCCATTCATGGAAAAGAACTGCTCACGTCTCGAATTGATAGCCTCATTGCCCGAAGCAGAACGGACGAGCCTGCTACAGAGTCTGACTGATCGCGAAGCGCTAGCGATTCTGTACGATTGGCGCGGGTTCATCGCGCGTCCGAACCAGGTCACGCCGCCCGGCGACTGGGTGCACTGGCTTATTCTGTCCGGCCGCGGATGGGGCAAGACAAAGACCGGCGCGGAAACGGTTAGGGAATGGGCAAGCGAGAAGCTGCCAGCGCCAATCCATCTGATCTCGCCGACCGCCGCCGACATCCGTAAAGTGATGATCGAAGGACCTAGCGGTATTCTGTCCTGCTATCCACCAGGCGAAGGCCCGCTCTACGAGCCTAGTAAGGGGCATCTGCTGACCTGGAAGAATGGCAACATCGCGTACGCGTTCAGCGCCGAAGAGCCTGAACGACTCCGCGGTCCGCAATGCTGCAGGTATTGGGCGGATGAACTCGCCGCCTGGCAGCGTGCAGACGAAACATGGGATAACCTCATGTTCGGGTTTAGGATTGGGGATCATTTAAGGGGCGTAATCACGACCACGCCGCGGCCAATCCAGCTACTACGTAACCTGATATCCAACCCGGCTGTCACCATTACCCGCGGTTCGACATACGACAATCGTAGAAACTTGGCGAAAGAGTTCTTTGCCGAGGTTATCAGGAAATACGAAGGAACCCGGATCGGGCGCCAGGAACTCATGGGCGAATTGCTCGAGGACTTCCCAGGCGCGCTCTGGACGACTGCCATGATTGACTCGAGCCGCATCCGGCCGGACGAGGTGCGCTGGGACATGATCGAGCGGCTGGTGGTGGCAATCGATCCCGCGGTATCGGCGAACGAGGACAGCGACGAAACCGGCATCATCTGCGCCGGGCTGACGCGATCGGGACACGTGCTGATCCTGGATGACGAAAGCTGCAAGGAAAGCCCGCTCGGCTGGGCCCGCGTCGCTGTCGGTCTCTACAAGCGGCGGCGCGCTGATCGGATCGTGGCCGAGGTAAACAACGGCGGCGACCTGGTGGCAGCGAACCTCTACACCGTGGCGCCGGAGGTTCCGTTCCGGGCACTGCGCGCCAGCCGCGGGAAGGCTGTGCGTGCCGAGCCGGTAGCAGCGCTGTACGAACAGGGGCGGGTACATCACGTCGGCGCATTCCCTGCGCTCGAGCGGCAGCTATGCGAATTCGTGCCTGGGCTGGATAATCAGAAGTCGCCGGATCGCATGGACGCGCTGGTCTGGGCGGTCACTGAGTTGGTGGTTGACCCGGAAATGCAGGAATTGACGTTGATGCGCGAGCGCGACTGGTACCAGATCAGCCCGATTTAGTTGTTGACAAATATCCGCCACGCGGATAGTATTGAGACATGAACGAACTCAAGCTGGTTAAGGGCTATATGCAGTATTCGTGGGTCGATTCCACTGGTACGGAATTGGCGCGAGTATTCGCCGTCGTAGGTTCCTGCAACCGTACTACAGGACGATGGGGATACCAGATTGGCGAGCAACGGCCGATCTGGAACGCTCGTTATACTGACCTGAAAGACCTTATCCTAAAGGTTCGTTCTAAGATCGCCTAGCATGAGCGTGGATAGCACTAGGGTAGTGTGTCCGTTGTTCCAAACGGAAGAAGGCGGTTCAATCCCGGCCTCCACGCTCCAAATTAAGCAATTGATTTTCGAGCGATGTCCTCGGCCTCATGCTGTGGCTTTAGTGCGTCTGTGGCATTCCAGATTACCCAACTGCCAAGACGGACCTTGGGAGTATGCGTTTCGCGCACAGCATGCAGGGGTTACCTATGCCGTGGCTCTGTGGAATAGTCCAAGCGCGAGATGCTTGCCTAGTCACTGGCTTGAACTGCGCCGGATGGCGTGCGCGCCAGATGTTCCCAAGAATACATGCTCCGCGTTTCTGTCCTGGATGGTCCGATGGTTCAAGAAGAACGCGCCGGATCGAGAACGGCTAATTTCCTATCAAGATACGGCTGTCCATCAGGGCACGATATATAAAGCAGCCGGATGGACAGCAGAGTACGTTTCACAGCCGCGGGTACGAGACCGCAGCGGAAACCGGGCAGGTACTAGCAGAAAGTATCGCTGGAATACAAACGGAATAGAAGCCGATGCATCTGCAAAGGTTCGCTGGGAAATCCCCTTAAAATAATACTTGCAAATAGCATCCGTATGGCGGATACTGTTCATGTGAGATTGAATGTGAGCTTGTCCGGGGTTAGCCTTGATGCGGGCAAGATCCAATCCTAAACGTTTTGGCGCGGATAAAGTTAAAAACGAGGCGTCATCCCAAACACGCCTACACAACTCAATCTCACTTCATTGTGTTCGACTCGGCCCGCCGCTGGCAAATCTCGGGGGAGGTAGTTGGCGGCGGGTTCTTTAGGAGCAATATGAGACTACTTTTCCCGGTTTGTTTCGGATTGATCGTTTTCTACGTGTTCGCGCTGCCGCAATTTGAACTGGCGCAGAACAGAGTGGCGAAGCTCGTCACGATTGCGGTGACGCGATGAGCGTCGGCTACGAGTGGGTAACTGAAGAGGTCGAAGATACAGACCTCGAGAATGAAGTTGACGTGATCAGCATGATTCATTACGACACATTTCGTAAAGCGGCAGAACGCGCTGAGGACTTACGTGCGCAAGGAAAGCAGGCGATGGTTGGGCTGGTGCGCGACGTTGGCAACGAAATCGACGGACTAACAGATCGGCAATGGGCGTACATCGAAGACGGACAACTGCCCGAAAAGTTCGACGGTGGGGCGCGCGTTCCCAAGCGGTTCATGGTGGAAGTATGCAATGCGAATTCTGCGGGTATCGATTCGGCGACGAGTGCGGCCGGCATGGTTGCCCTAACTGCGAAGGTAACGCGCTGATGGGCATCACGATCAACAAGTGCCAGAAGTGCGGTCACGAATGGCCGCAATCGGGCCCGGTGTCGCCCAGGCGCTGCCCGGCAGACGGTTGCCGCACGGTCAAATGGCGATACTGTACGCCGGAAATGCTCGTCAAAAAGACGACGCGCAAGGGCAATGGGCCGGCGATCACCAAGAACGTGAGGATGGACAAATGATCGAGCGAATCTGCCGCTGGTGGTGCAGGCACTTCCACAGATCAATCTATTTGCCGATGGGCGGCGTTTACGCTTGCAGGCGCTGCCTGCGCACGTATGAGGCGGGATACCGATGAGCGCGCCGATAGTCGCCTGCGTAATGCTGGCAAACGGCCGGCCGGAAATGGTAGCACGCGCGGAACGATGCTTCGAGACGCAGACTTACGAGAAACGATACATGATCCGTTACGACAATCACGGGCAGAAATCGATAGGCGCATTGCGGAATGAAGCCAACGCAGGCGGCGCGATTAAGCCGGACATCATCTGCCATTGGGACAGCGATGATTGGAGCCATCCTAACCGCATCGCCGAGCAGGTTGCGCTGCTGCAATCGAGTGGCGCGGATTGCTTCGGTTATCATGAGATGCTGTTCTGGGACGAATCAGCGCCATGCACGTTCGACGCCGAAGCGTGGCTCTATCGCGCGTCAATCCCGAATTACGCGATAGGCACCAGCATGTGCTACTGGCGCGAAACATGGGAGCGGCATCCGTTTCCGGATCGGTCGGAAGGCTGCGACGATCTGTACTGGTTCAATAAGGGCGTGAAGATAGCGAGCGTTGAAGCTCTGACCCTGCAGCCTGATGGTACAGGGATATTTCGGGATGAACCGCTTATGATTGCGTCGATCCACGGTGGCAACACGTGCTCGAAGATCGCAGCGGGCGCGCGGGAATGGACGCGCGTTCCGGAATGGGACGGCCATTGCAGGGAGGCTATGAGGCTATGAAAGGTGTGCCTTTGGAGTGTTTCCCTTATGCTTGCTCGCCGCTGTGGTCTTGCCCGGTGCATGCGGCGACTGCTGCTGAAATGGCTGCTGCCGACTGGCCAGAGCCTGAATACGGCTGGGCAGAATGGGACAGGCTGTCTGAAGCCGGAAGGGCAGAAGCAATAGCGGAAAGGGATAAGGTGAGATCTTGAGCGTTTGGTTCGTAATCCCAAGCATCCGCCCGGGCGGCGGCACGATCCCGCTATGGCGCGAGATGGGCTACAAGGTCGCGGTTCTGCGTCAGGGCGAGCCGATAGACTGCGAGGTGCAGATCCCGACCGGCGAATACCGCGGCTGGGCGCCGAGCGTCAACATTCTGGCGCAGTGGGTCGTTGAGCATGACCAGCACGCGGAATGGATCGTTAGCGGCGGCGATGATTACGAACCGGACCGGTCGAAGACTGCGGACGAGATCGGCGAAGAATGTCTCGACCACTTTACGGATATTTTATGGAGACGACCGAACGCAACGCCATACGATACGACCTTCGGTGTCATGCAGCCCACGGGCGACCGCTGGGGAGATACACCGGCCGCGCGCCGACAGTACGGCGAGAATCGCGGCGCGTATATCGACCGAATCGCAGGTAGCCCTTGGTTCGGGCGCGAGTGGGTGAAGCGCGCGTATCAAGGCAACGGCCCGATGTTCGCCGGATATCACCACATGTACGCCGACGAAGAACTGAAGGAAGTGGCTGAAAAGCTGGGCGTCTATTGGGCGAGGCCGGATCTTATCCAACTTCACCAACATTGGGGTCGGCGGCCAGGCGACGAATTCGCGAATATAAAAGATTGTCCTGAATTTTTACAGCCAGTTAACACCCACCAGCATTGGCAGGACTCCGGGAATCTGTTCGTGAAACGCAAGGCGGCGGGCTGGCCTGGTAGTGATCCATTATGAGCATGGGATGGACGAAGAAAAAGCGTGGACGGAATCCGCTGTGGCATTGCGGCGTTTTGGTGACTAAGTGCGGATTGTCTGTGGATGGCGAGAATTTCTATACGAAGAAAATGCCAGAAGATTTAGGAAACGTGTGCTCGAAATGCAGATTGATGGTTAAGCGTGAGTCCGAAAATGCCAGATGATCCGCTATTGACAAGTGTATCCGTATAGCGGATACTTGGATTCTATGAAAAATTGGGGCCAGGGATATGACGCATCCGGATGTGGGGCTGATATAGCGCTTGAGTACTTACAGCGCACGCCGCCGCCGTTTATTTTCGGTTCGCCGAAGCCGGTCGATGTCGGCGACACGTTCATGATTAAAGATCAGCCCTTTGTGGTGACTCGCAAGTGCGATGTGTCCGAGTACATCGCGAAAATGGGAAGCGACAGATATGTTGATCGGTGCGTATCTTTTTTTGAGGCGGCCACAGATTGAAAAAGCTATACATAACCTTTTCCGGAGCGGCGTACGATGAGACGACATCCCGCATCGTCGAGTTCGCTCCGCGCTTCGGTGCCGACGAAGTCCGCGTCTACGATGACTCTTGGCTGATGGACCAGGAGTTCTACCGCCTGAATAAATGGCTGTGGACCTATCCTGATACGCAGGACCCGAAGCGCAAGCCGCGCGGGTTCGGCTGGTTCTGCTGGAAGCCGTTTATCATCCTGCATGCGCTCGATCATTATTGCCAGCCGGGCGACATCGTGCTCTACACTGACGCCGACACCTTCCCGATCCACGATTTCAGCATGCTATACGACGAGTGTGCGCGGATCGGCGGCACGATGCTGTTCAACGCGTACGGCTGCGATAATCTCAACTGGTGTAAGGCCGATTGCTTTTTGGTAATGGGCCAACATCATCACCAAGGGCATGCTCCACATGGCGTGGCGAGATTTATGCTGTTCCAGAAAGGCCCGTGGAATGTCCAACAGTTCCTAATGGAATGGATGACATACTCATTGAATCCCGTGGCCACTACGTTCGATGCGAGTTATTTAAGGCAGGATCATCCGGAACTACACGAGCACCGTACGGAGCAGGCTATCATGACGTTGCTGTCTTATAAGTATCACCACAAGCTATACCGCGAAGCCTGCCAGAACGCGGCGACGCAGCCCGAAGATCAGGATCTGTACCCGCAATTGTTCACGCAGGTCGGCTGTCACGCAAACGGCAAAAGCCTGGAAGGATCAAGGTTTAGAAATGTATAAACTCTGCAAACATTGCGGTCAACCGATGAAGCCGAAGGGAATCAGGAAACTGATCGGCGAATATGACCACGCATTAGGATGTCCAAATGCGCCAAAGCTACGCGCTAAGAAAAAGAAGGTAAGCCGGTGAGCTATTCACAGAACGCCGAAGAGCAGCACATCCTGCGAATCGTTGGTGATCAGTCAGGGCGATTTCTCGACATCGGCGCCTACAACCCGAAGCTGTTCTCCAACACACGCGCGCTATACGAGCGCGGCTGGTCCGGCGTGATGGTCGAAGCGTCGCCGGGCCCGTTCCTGGATCTGCTGATCGAGTACGGCAACTGCGATCGCGTCGAGCTCGTTAGCGCAGCAGTTGGAACCGATCGCAAGCTAACACGCTTTCAACATTCGGAGGCCGGCGTCGGGACGAGCAATGACGCGCACTATCAGAAGTGGCGCGATAAAGCGCAGTTCGACGGGAGATTCTGGGCGCCGGCAATCACGTTGCAGGAACTGTTCACACAGTTTGGGCATGATTTCGACTTCGTTAATATCGACGTAGAGGGCAATAGCGCGGAGCTATTCGCCTGCATGATGCAGATTCGGCCACAATGCCGGCCTAAATGTTTCTGCGTCGAGCACGACGGACGGCAAGCTGAATTGACGAAGTTAGCGTTGCTGCAGGGCTACTGCATGGAGCACTTGAACGGCGAGAACGTGATCTTCGCGCGGCACGGTGGGCACGATGGCAACTGACGCAGAGAAGTCGGCAATCCGGTGCGTAATGCGGACCATTGAGAGTCCATGTATCGTGGAACTCGGGGCGCGCACCGGCGAAGACGAAGAATGGCTCCGCGCGGCATGCGGCGAAGATCCGCATTACATCATGGTCGAGCCGGACATGTGGAACGCGCAGAAGATTCTAGATCACCCGCGGGGTTTGGACCAGAACCGAAAGCTAATCCTGGGCGTAGTGTCCGAATTCATCGGCGAATCGGCGTTCTTTATCAGCGAGTCTCCGGACGGGTCGCACACATCGGGATCGATCCGTCGGCCGACCGGCCATTACGACAGATACCCAGACGTCCAGTTTACCGGAGTCGCGCACGTTCCATCCTGGACGCTGGATGCCATTTTCGCGAAGGACTGGCTGACCAAAATCGATTTGCTGTGGGTAGACATCCAGGGCGCCGAGGGGGATATGATCGTCGGCGGCCGCAGGGCATTAGAGCGCACGCGGTATCTGTTCATGGAAGTCGAGGATGTCGAGCTGTACCGCGGCCAGGCGCTGCGCGACGATCTGATTAAAATGCTGCCCGGGTGGACGTTGATGCAAGACTTCGGCGACAACGTGCTGCTTCTGAATCCCAACATGATCGAGGGGCGGTTATGACGGAGTTTCGATGGGAATTCATCTGCCCCAAGGGGTGGACGGTAATCGGCAGATGGGGTGACGGATTCCAGATTCGGCAAAATGGCGGCGGACTTCGCGTCTTGGTTGATTGCGAATTCAAGGATGACGGGAAACCTTGGCTCCACGTTAGCTATTCGCGCAAGGATTGGACGCCATCGCACGCCGATACCGTCATGGTAAAGGCCGACTTCATTGGAGAGCGATATGCCTATGCGGTGATGCCACCCAGTTCGCAGTACGTCAACATCCACGCGCATTGCTTGCACCTGTGGGCATGCATGGAGGGCGATGGGAGAGTGCTGCCGGAATTCAGCGCGGTAGTCGAGAATGTCGGGAGATCGATATGAAGATAGTCGCAATCATGCCAGCGCGTAACGAAGACTGGGTACTCGGCCTGTCGGCGCGTGCGCTGCTTCGATGGGTGGATCATCTGGTGATCCTGGATCACTGTTCGACGGACGGCACGCGGCGAATATGCCAAGTCCTTATAGATGAAAATATAGACGAGGGAGTGACCGTCATCTACGAGCGGGAGCCGGTCTGGCGGGAGATGGCGCACCGTCAAAGGTTGCTTGATTTCGCCCGAATGCGGCAATCTACCCACGTCGTAACAATCGACGCTGACGAAGTGGTCTCGGCGAACCTCGTGCCGCATATGCGCGACATCGTGGCAGACATCCCGCCAGGGCACGTCCTGCAGCTTCCTTGGATCACTTGCCGGGATTCCATCTACCAGCAGCACCGAAGCGGTATCTGGGCGATGCAGCACGCCAGCGCGGCGTTTCAGGACGATCCGCGGTTTCACTGGCAGCAGCGCAACGGGTACGACTTCCACCAGCGCGCGCCGATGGGTCTACCGGAGCGGCCATTCCAGCCGGTAAAGCATATCGGCGGCGGAATACTACACTTGCAGTATTCCAGCCGACGGCGGTTGCTCGCTAAGCAGGCGCTTTACAAGATGACGGAGGTAATCCGATGGCATGGGCGAGATACGCTGGCAGTTATCAACGAGCGCTATAATTGGTCAGTGTACGGTTCCCCACAGAAGCCATCACAGGGAGATCCTGCATTTGATTTGACGGCAGTTCCGCCCGAATGGTGGGAAGGGTACGCCGATCTGATGCAGTATCTTAATGTGGATGCGGAGCCTTGGCAGGAAGCGGAGTGCCATAAACTGGTCGAACAATATGGGCGCGCTAAATTCGACGGACTCGATCTATTCGGCGTCATATAGGAAAAATTGCTGCCGATGTGGGCACGATTTCCAGATGTACGAATACAATAACCGCGATGCCAAGATATGCCAGCCTTGCAGGAAGCCGAGGAGCAATACCGGGCGGCCGGCGATATCTGGCCTTCTAGGTAAGCCGCTTTCGTTAAGGGAATTGCAGATCGCTGGCATGATCGCCGAAGGGTATTTGAATAAGGAAATCGGTGAAAAATTAAGCTTAACCGAAGGTACGGTAAAGGTCTACGTCGGCGAGATATTCGCTAAAACCGGGCTGACTAACAGGACACAGGTATGCCGATGGGTGCTGCTGAAAAGTGACAATCCGTCCAAATCAGAGTAAAATCGCGGCATGAGACGACG